GAGTCTGGCGTGCGGTGCGGTACGCGGCGGTGCTTTTGTCCGTACACGATGTCGCGTCCGTAGTCGTGGTATGTGCCATATCCTGGCAGCTCGTCACGGTCGCTCTCGTCGAGGTCGAGCACGGTCTGCGCGTCTATCATGCGGCTCAGCGTCTCGCGGATGCTGCCGCTGTCCATCTTGTTGCTCAGTCGTGCCAACGCCTTGAAGTCGTCGGTGCCCATGACCAACTCCACGACGCGATTCAGTATGAGGTCTTTTGATAGTGTCTGCTGGCAGTCGCCCATAAATGGCTTGTCGTACATGGCCAGTCCGAAGCCGTCGCGCGGTTTGCCGTCCTTAGACTGCTGGAGTATAAGGATGACCTGTGCGATGTCGAGCTCTGCGCGGGTGCAATAGTTGAACATCGAGGCCCAGTTGGCATCAACTTTTATCATATTCAACAGCACCTTCATGTCGGGTGACGGCTCGGTGGTCAGCTTGGCGGTCTCGATGATGAATTGCACGCACAACTTCAATAGATCGTTGATGACGGCTCCGCGGCTTTGGGCAATGATTCGCAGTAGTGGAATCCACTGAGCGGGAATCTTGCACGAGATGGTCGCCGTTCCATCGTTATTGATTTGTATCTGTTCTCCTATCATTCTATCTTATTCTTTAAATGTTCAATGGTCTTCATCTTCAGGTACACGTCGTAAGGTGGTCGCTGAAGGATGGGTATTCGCAGGAACTCCTCGCGCAGCCGAGCGGTGTTGTTACGCAGCGTCAACGGCAGGTCTTGTTCCTTTGCTTCAATACTGCGGTTAAACACCTTCGGCATGTTGTGCGCTTCCTCGCGTTTGCGCTGTCGCAAGGCGGCACCTTTTTGTAGGGCGTACTCGCGGTTCTTGCGGTACCACTCCTTTGCTTTTTGTCGGTAGTATTCACCTCGCTTTTCATAGTCCTTGCGGTTCCGCTCTTGTTTCTTCTCTAACTCTTCGGCTCTGGTCATATTATTCTACTACTTCTAAATTGAACTTCTCCACTAACTTCCCCACTATCGGGTTCTGGCTGATGAACTCCTGGAGCACTGCCTTGCCGCGTGCCTTCGAGTTGGTCATCATCTCGCGCAGGGTGATGTCGGCGATGTCGGCCTTGGGGCCGTCCTCTGGTCGCCAGCGGTTGCTGATGATGGTGGGGTTCACCTTCAGCTTCTTATATCCCGTCTCCTTGATGAGTGCCAGCGTGCGGTCAGCCCATGCCTTCGAGCCGTCCTTGTCGGGATAGACTACGATGTCACGGCCTTGGTCAATAAGCACCTGGATATGCTTGCGGTCGAAGAACTGAAGACCGCCTGTTGCCAGCCATAGGTGCTGCGTCATGCCGCCGTGATAGGTGGCCATGATGAGTGCCGTCTTCTCGCTTTCGACGAGGTGTATCTGAGCCTTTGGGCAGAACGGCAGCAGGTGTTGACCGAACAGGCACGTCTCGTAGTCGTACTCCTCTTCGTTATACACGCCTTGCCGGAACAGCTTCGAGTGTACCCAGTCGAAGTTGTACTGCGAGTCCTTGTCGCGGTGACCGTCGGCTCGGTAGCGCATCATCTTGCCAGTATGCACTCGCCCTTGCTCGTCTATCTGCCAGAACACCGACAACCCGTCGCGGCTCACGCCAACGGCATAGTTCTTCAGCATCTTCGGCAACCGTCCGCGCTGGTCGTCGTCCCACGGCAGCGAGTAGAGCCACCGCACGAGGTCTGACCCGCCCGCCTGCTTCATCATCTCGGCGGGAGTCTCCAGTGGCAGGTACAGCGTCTTGGGTTGTACCCTTTCAGACAGTCGCCGCGCCTCGGCCTGCCGTGCCTTCTCGATGATGGCGTTCAGCCGTTCGCTCCAGTCCTCCTTCTCGTCTTCTGGTATCACGATGCTGTACTTCTTTGCAAGCCACCTGAGCGCGTCGGGGTAGGATAGGCCCTGCTTTGCCATGAGGAACCCGATAGCGTCGCCGTGCGCTCCGCATGAGTAGCACGAGTAGGTGTTCTTTTTAGGGCTGACCTTGAACGAACCAGTGTGCCGGTCATCGTGGAACGGACAAAGGCACTCATAGTTCACGCCCTTCTTCTTCAGGTCGTAGAAGTCGCCGATGACATCCACCACGCTTGCCGCGTCCTTGATTTTCTCTTCGGTTAGTTTGTCGATTGTTGCCATTGTCGTTTCGTGTCAAAAATAAATCGGCTTTTGCCAATGTCGAGATTGGCTTTTGCCATTTTCAAATCGGCTTTTGCCGATTGTTTTTCCGCCTGCTCCCACCGCCGCGCCCAAACGTGGTCAGGATGGTCTGCTTTGAGTCAAAAGCTGAATCACACAGCGGTTAATGCCGTTGGGTCTTGCTATTGGATTTTTGCGCATGTGTATGCGTGCGCGTCGCCCGCTCTGGCTCTACACCCCACACCCCCAATATATATTATATTATATATTGTGGGGTGGGGGTGGTGTGGGGGCAGGCGGTGGGGTAATCATCAATATGGGGCTTCTTCATTGGTCGCTTCAAACGGCATTTCTTCTTCCTGCTTAGGCTTGACTCCGCTGTAGTAGTAGCGTCCGTTGTCGTGGCGGTAGATGATACCTTCTGAAATTCCGTCCTTGATGATTTTCTCCTGTTTTCCGTGGTTGGTATAGCCGAGATTCTTCAGGCCATTGATAATGTCCGTATATCTCGTGCCTCCCATGTTAGCAACACCAGCCTCCTTGAATATCTTATCAAGCTCATTGCGGTAAGCATCGCGCTTGTCGTCGGGCATTGCCTGTGTGTCATTGGTCATCAGCTTCGGCATACCGATGTGGTCGCGGTCGTCCTCGACGTAGTATTGCCAATCTGGAACGTCAGCACCACGAGCCTTCAGTTGTGTCACTGTGAACGTCACCGCACCCGATTCCTTGTTCTTATCCTTGACCGTACTGAGGATGTCCGTCACCTTGCGCTCCAGAATGGAACCAAGCGAACCAGCCATCTTGTCGGCCCGCCCTGGGTTCTGATGCACAAGGCACCACACCGAGCAGTTGTAGTACGACGATACTTGCATGCACTTGGTGATGATTTCCTGACATTCTTCGATGTCGTTGTAGTCGCGGATAACGTCGAGCATACCGTCAATGACTGCTACCGTCGGGCGTATCTCCCAAATGGCTTGTAGCACCATTTTCCAACGCATTACGGCAATTTTAGCCTCTTGCAACGGAAGCCCCGTTTTTCCCGCTTTCTCTGACCGCTGTGGCGTTTGTCCGTTCGCCGTGGGCTGTTGCACCACATCCGGCATTTGAACGTCACGTAGGCGCAATATTTTTAGTTCTGGGTGATGGTCACCCCATCGCCAACCCAACAGCCTGAATATGCGCTCACGGACTCGCAGCGTGTCGTTCTTCGACATCTCCGTATCAATGTAGAGTGCCGTGCGTTTCACGTCGTCAGGCAATATACATTTCAGGTTGCCGAATGCACCGCCAAGAATCGCCACGATGATCTGCGAGAAGGTCATCGTCTTGCCGTGACCGCTCTGACCCGTCAGCGCGTGGATATTGCCGAGTGGCGCAAAAGGGATGCCGCACCAGCTGAGTGTCCACACCGGCTGCTCGTACTTGTCGTCATCTTGCAACCAGTAGCCTGACAAGTCAGTGCCGAACCATCCGTCTTGCCGTAGCAAATCGGGAGCCTCCGGCAGCGTCGCCGCGTCCTGCGGTTGTTGAATGTTGTCTTTACTCTCTTCTGTCATAGTTCCTTATATTAAAAATGGAGCGACAGGCTCCGAGGCTCTTTAATCCAAGTTGGTCTCACGCTGACCACCCGTCGCTCCCACGTGATTCTCTATCCGAAGTCAAAGTTAAGTTGTTTCGCCTGTTGAATCGGCTCTGCAACCGCTTCCCGCACTATCGGCACTTCGGATGTCTGTCTGTGCTTCATTGCCCACTCTTGCCAGTAGCGGCTCTCCTCAACCAGCCGCGCCGTCACGTCCCGCATATAAGCCCACATGATGTCCTCACCGAAGTGGTCAATGAACGGGTCCGTCCGTTTATGCGTCGGAACGGTGGTGATATACCCGCTACCCATCTGTGGCGAGTATATCTGAACCACCGCCTGTTGATCTAAGCCTTCGTCGGACGTATCTGGCCAAACGCTTCCAGGTCGCCAAATCGGGTCGAGTTCCATAGGTTTAGAGGTTAGATGCCACGCTCTGTGCCGTCGGCTGCTGCTGACCAACAGGTCGAACGTCCCACGCCCTGACCTCGTTGAACCACCGCCCGTTGTACTCGTGCGCGTCAATCTCGAAGCTGACTGTCGCCTCCATGCCCTGCTGGACATTGAACTTCTTGATGCGGTCTTCACCGAACACCTCAAACACCATCCTCTTTGGGTACATCCCCGGCACCTCCAGCACGTACTGCTGACTCATCCACGTCTGTCCCGTCCTCTGCGACTGCCCACTGTTTGCAGGCATCACCGCAATAATCTTTCCTGTTACTTCCATACCTTATTATTTATTTACCTTGTTTTATCATTTCATCCGCGAACTTGCGGAAGGTTTTCACATCGTGACGCTGACCTGGAGTCATCGACTTGTCAGCGTAGAACGTCCGATAGATGGTTACGTGTCGCAAACCAACTCGGACCGTATGACCGCGAATCCACGAGGCAGGCGTGCGGAGCATCACCTGCTCATGGCGTTCGTTCTCTTTGGGTTTTCGCGTGTCGCTCCATCCAGTAGCCACAAACTCTACGAAGTTGCGGATGACCTTCACGCGGTCCGACATATCAACGCCCAACCTGTCGGGGTCGGCCATGCGCTGAAACATGTGGGCGGTGTAGATGTTCACACCTTGCACCGTCCGCCGTTCCTCGCCGGTGTCGTCATCGTGCTCAACGGTCATCACAGGAAGCATGATAGTCATATACATCGCCGTGAAATAATAAAGCACGTAACGGCAATAGGTTCGTGGCATTCCTTCGTCATCCTTCATCGACGACAACCACATCATCCAGCGATTGCAAGTCTTTGGTGACGTGTAATAGAACACCTCTGACATCGCGTACTTACGACCGTCGCCATACAACACGTCAAACACGGAGTCATACACCTTGTCGATGGCCGCACGGCTGCTGGTCATTTTCTGCAACCAATACTTCGCTCGCTTGTGGTCATCCCAGAACTCACGGTCAATGTCCGCAGGATTGCTTAGTTGTGTTATCATCTTTCTTATATCTAAAAGTTATGCCGTCCTTCATGTAGATGGTCTTTTCTGATAAGCAATATTTCTGGATAGTCTTGCTGGCGCATCCAGTTCTATTGGCAGCGTCAACGATGCTTTTATAGGATGCCAGCACCTTACCATTTTTGGTAACCTTCTCGACTTGTCTCGTTCTTGGCTTGTGATTCCCTTGATCTCCGCCTCTCCGTTGAATGAACTCAATGTGCTGCCTTCTTAAATAATCGGCAGCTTCGTGTCGTGCTTCCGCCGATTTTGACAACTTTAATATCTTGGCAATATATCTCACTTGCTCAATCTTGATACCAAATTCAAATGACAGGTCTTTGTCAGTAGTAAACGGATAAAGATTGACCAGTGTTGCCAACACGTCAATCATATCATCGCTGTTGCTTAGTCTGCGCTCACGCTCGGCAGCATCAATGTAGTTGCGGTGGGTTTCATTTAAGGCTTCGATCGCGGCGTCAAGTCTTAGATTCAATTCCTCAACCTCTTGCTCCCTATCCGCCCGCTCCCTTGCAAGTTCTCCTTGCAGGTGCTCAATCTTAGCCACCAGCACGTCGTCCGGCGGAATATCCTCCTTTTGGCTTTCGCTCAGTTTCGCTTCCAGTTTTAGACACTCATTCTGACTCTTCGCCAACTTGTGCTCCAAGTCATGAATCATTCTCAGATACCGCTGACGTTCCTGGTCATCCAGACCGTCCATCCTAAACTCCACACGGTTCGATGGTCGTTGGTCATAGATGACTCCACCGTGCTGTACGATCTTGCCGACGTTTCCTTTGACGTAGAACACGCCGCCATGCGCATCCAACAGCTCGATGTCTTCATTGATGGTAATCACCCCACCATGTACGGTGTACTCCATATTATTTTAGCTCAACGTTCCGGCAATCGCCATCAGCACTATCAGTCCAATCGGACAAACAAAAGCATAAAACCACCAAGGCTTACCGTCCAGCGACTTATTGTCGCTCAACAGCATGTCGATAAATTCTTTCATAGTTATAAATGTTTTAGTTTATACTGTTCCTTACGGATATTACGCAAGGCTTAATTGTATCGTTTCTTGCATTGCGATTCTATCATAAAAAATCAAAACCTTGCCACCTTCACAGGCAGCAAGGAAAATCAAATTCAATAATGTGTGCCTATGTTACGAAAAAAACTATAAATATATAAAGGTACACCCCACGCTTGGGTTGCATTTTTGGTTCTGTCTCCCGTCTGCGTTAGTGGCTTCGGAAACCTGCCGTCAGCAGGTGGGGCTTTCGCCCGCTTCACGCTACTACTCCTGTCAGTTCTCTGACGGGCATAATAGGCCGCATTAGAGTCCTTTGACCGGCCCGCACTCTCCGCCTCGGCTCATGACCTCCCGTATGCTCTCGACCTACCCATCCAGCTTTCTTGCAGGCTCTCGCGTCTTCCTGCGCTGCTGCCACTTCCCGTCTTCCTCCGACCTGTGAGCGAAATCGTTGCCTCCATCTCGTGAAGGTCGTTCAATACACGTACTGTTAGCCGGCCTATCGCTTGCGCTCTTACGGTACCGCTTTCATTGTGCCGCATCGGTTCTTTCTTACGGCAGGCTGAACTCGTCAGCCCAGCTCGCTATTGTTACACCCCCGTGCTATTGGTGGTTCTCAGGTATGCACCCCTGATGGTGTTTGTGGAAGGTGGTGGATTCGAACCCCCGTTTTGCTGTCGAACAGTATCGGTCTTACGTTGTCACTGCCTTGCTTTGCTGCCGCCTAACCTCTCAGCCAACCTTCCTGCTTCTTCTTTTGCGTCACGATTGTATCGTGCTATCATTCTTCGTCTTCAACAGCCCCTTCAGCTTGCCTTCCTGAATCATTCGGTTGATTTTATGCTTCGGATAAGCATACCGAGTGCAATGTTCCTTCTCGTCCGGCCAAATAACTGAAGCATATTCCCTCGGCAACAGATACCCGTTCTCATCCAGCCACTCCTGCGAAAACATCCCGAACTGTTCCAAGAATAGCTTAGGCTTCAGCCACACTTCGTCAGCCCCCTCCAACCGCTCAGTCAACTTGCGGTCAATCAATGCCAACAGCTTTGCTTCAAATATCCTATCCATAGTTCCTATATTGAATGTGTTTCGTCCGTTGCGTCGCAATTCGATTGCGACATTATGCCACTCTCGTAATTGTCACAGTCCTGCGCATAGTCCCTTCAACAGCCGGACTAATAGGCGCATTAAATTTCCAACCGTAAGTCTTTTCGCGGTTTTTCATCTGGCTTGCCAATGATGCAGCAGATCGTGCCTTGTCCCAGTTCGGAAGCGTGTAAGCCATTGAATCGCCCACCGTAAACTGCTCCAACATCTCGATTGTCACCTTGTCTATTACCATACCTTTATCTTTAATTTTTCTTAATTATTTGCTTGCTTTGCTACAACTTGGCAGAAAAAGCCGTATATTTGCAATCCAACTACTTCGCCAAAAGTGTGTTGCAAAGGCGGTTCTCCGCTTCGAAAAGACGGCCTCCCGTCTGACGGCTATTTTCTTGCCTCGTTGTTTTGCTTGCTTGCTTAATTTCGAGTGCAAATATACAAAACAATTTTGAATGACGTATAAAATCGGTATAAAAGTAGTGTAAATTTAAGGAACTTTAAGAAATAAAGGTATAAAATGGGTAAAATTGAGAACGATAAGATGCGAAAGCTAAAAAATGAGCACTTCATTAAAGCGTTCGAGTATGTGGCCCTATGTTTGAATATGACTCAGGGTTCGCTTGCTGAAGTTATTGGCAGTAAGTCATCGTACATTTCAAATTATCGCAATGGCATCCGTCCAGTACCAGAAGGAGTAATTGAAAACCTTATCAATATTTCTGCTAAAAAGCCAGAAATACATATTTTTAGCGAATATCTGTATGGGAATAGTGATATAATGCTGCTTGCAAACGTCACCGATGAAGAAATGGCGGAGGCAAAGTTGCGCCACGAGAATCCAGACTTTGATACAATACGGGCGCAACGACAAAATCATGAAAAAGAACTCGACCGTCAATTAAAACAATATATTGATCCTTCAAGCCAACAAAATGCCACTATCTCAGCATACATTGAAGCCATCGAGTCCTTGAAGCGCGAACTACGCACAAAAGATGAATTGCTTGCAGAAAAAGATTCCCGCCTTGCTGAAAAAGATGAGCGCATAGCTGAACTCAAAGCGCATAATATCGACCTCCGTCGTCAACTCGATAAATATCAGAATGCGGATATTGACCGCTACCCATTCCCTATCGGCGCAGCTGAAGGTAATAAAAGACAATCAAAACGAAAATAACAGCCTATGACATTTTTTTTGTTTACAATCATTTTTGTTGCTGTCTGTGTGTTCATTGTCCTGAAAACAAGCAAAAAAGAACCACTGCAACAACAGCAGCCACAACAGCCCATCCGCTTCGACCTTCTCGACGGTAATGGCGACCCATTACCAAATGAGCCAGTCGTTCAGGAACTCCAATATTTCTGCATCAAAGACAAAGGCTACCATATCACCGTCTGGCCCAAAGACAACAGAATCGGCGAAGTTCTGGAGTTCGCCATCGCGGGCATGTCGTACCGCGACGACATCGACGAATATCTCGGTGAGCACGTCGGCACCCTTGAAGCAGAACCAACAAATAAGTACGACCCTAACGCTATCAAGATACTCACAGGTGACGGCCACCACGTCGGCTACGTCCCTAAAGACATGACTGCTGAAGTACGAAAGCACTCTAAACTTCCATGCCGTTGCTACTTCTACATCGGCGAAAACGAAGGAACATATTACTCAGACTGCTATATAAAAATACAAATATGACAAAGATAGTCCCATTACATGACGATGACCTCCTTTTTCTCGATGTCCTCCCGGAACTCCACCCCGAGTTCATTGAGAAAGTGAGGAAATATCGACAAGCGTTTCCCCAAACAAAATTTCAAAACGATGGGGACGTCAATAAATAGACATATTCCATCAATCTATTTCGAATCCCGACGGAATCACGGATTAAATGGCAGGGCACCACCGTGAAAACGCGGTGGTGCTTGTGTATAGGGGATTATGTGGATTTTTGATGGGGAATATTGAAAGCGGTGTTTTTCCGTTTAATTCCGTTTTATTTGGCGGTTGTTTCCCCATTGTTTCCCCTGATGTTTCCCCATATATGAATAATTAACTAAAAACGATATAATAATGATAAAGACAGCGATAATATACAACCATAGGGGCAGGTACGGAAAGGACGGAACGGCTCCGATTGAAGTGCGCGTTACTGTCAATAGGCGTGCGTACTATATTAATACTGGCGTGCATGTGCGCCCGCGTGAATGGAAGTTTGATAAAGTGGTGAATCGGAAGGATTGCGAAGAGATGAATGAGCGCGTAGGCATTATGCTGAAGCGTGTGGACGGGATAATCAATGAACACCTGAAGGATGGGACGGAGTTGAATATTGACTTCGAGGAGGTCAGGCGGTTGGTTCGTTCACCAGATAAGCGCGTGAGGCGTAGCGTGCACAATGGCAACATACTGGCGATAGCACAGGATGCTGAAGATATGACGGTGTGGATGCAAGAAGAGATTGAGAAGTTGGACGTGGCGCATGGTACCAGGAATCATTATAAGGTTTCGGTGGCTGCTTTGATTGAGAGTGGTACCATGCGGAAGTGGTCAGAGCTGACGGTGGAAAATGTACATCGGTTTGACGCTTTCCTGCACAGGATTAAGAAGCACCAGACAGACGCGGATGTGAAGGCTGGGAAGGCGGTGGAGTATATCGGGCAGGCTACGGTGAGGAATTACCACAAGGATATTAAGGCTTTGCTTGGCCGCGCTTTGAAGTTCGGTTTGATAACTGCAAACCCATACGACCGAATGAAGGGCGAGATTAAGCGTGGGGACAAAGAGACGGTGGAGTTCCTGACAGATGCTGAACGGGCGAAGATTGAGGGGCTGACTATCAATGACTCAATGTTGTCGACGGTGCGGGATGTGTTCGTGTTTCAGTGTTACACGGGAATGGCTTACAGCGATGCGATGGCATTTGCACTTGATAAATGCCAGCAGGACGGTGACAGGTTGACGTACTCGGCTCCTCGTGTGAAGACGGGGGTGTGGTTCTATATCAGGGTGCTGCCGAAGGCTCTGGAAATTGCGCAGAAGTATGGAGGGCGGTTGCCTCGCGTGGCTGATCAGACGTGCAATGCTAATCTAAAGACGATTGCAAACGTGACGGGTATCACGAAGAAACTGACGACGCATGTTGGAAGGCATACGTTTGCAACGTGGATGCTCAGGAATGGGGTGCCTATTGAGCACGTATCGAAGATGCTGGGGCATCGGAAGATTACGCAGACGCAACGATATGCGAAACTGATGGCGATGGATGTGTACGGCATGTTTGATAAAGTCCTTGCAGCAAAACCGCAAGGCACAACGGACGCTGATGGTGCGATGGAATCGCAACGCAAGAAACGAAGGAAATAATAGCCGCTATGACATAGCGGCATGCTGAACAAAAATTTAAAGTTATGATTTGGGGATTATTGTCAATGGTTGCAGTTTTGGGCGTATGGATTGCCTGTGTGTTGAAAGCTGAGGGCGGTGAAACTTACGAAGACCGTCAGCAGAAAATGGCCGAGAAAATGTTCGGCAACAAAGAAAAGGGCGACGTTTAGTCGCTCTTTTTATATCCCATATAGTTTTCGATTAATGACTCCCATCAGTTGGTCGACATATTCTCTCAGTTCTTTCTCGACGTCTTTCTCTATGCACCTGGGAGTAACTCCATCGTTATCCATCAGCACCCGAGGCTCCTTTGTGGTTCCGCTCTTCATAGTGACGCGAACAGTGTAGACTTTACGCCACATGTATTCATATTCCTTTAGTTTATGCAGCGAGTCATTTACAACGCTGCCGAACCGCCATGAGTTTTCGATGTCGTTCGACATTTTAGCAAAGTCTCTGATGACTCCCTCGAATTGGGTTTCAGTGATAAATCCCTGATAATAGTCATTTTCTGCTTTTGTTAGTCTGTTTATTTCTATAGATAGTCCGATGGTTGCCAGTAGGCTATCTTCTTCGATGACTTCTATATCCTGAATATCTTCACGGAGTTCTGGTACTTGCTCCTTAACGAATTGGCAGGCATTGCGTCCTCCCTGTCCGTATTTTAGTTGTTCGGTATTGCATGATGCTATGCAAAAAATGGCCATAAATAATAAAAATACTTGTTTCATAGTTGTTTGTTTTTAGTGAGACGTATAGAATTTCGTGGCAAAGATACGAAAAAGTTTTGAAAAAGTTTGCACGGATGGGAAAAAGTTTCTATATTTGCAGCCGTCTCACTTATTGGTATGGATGGATATTTGCGCGAGAAGGGGTATTGGTCCCCTGGCTGAGCGCATTATTTGCGTACCATCGAAGTAAGTGAGACGACATCGAGGACAGCTGGGGGACTTTCCCCTTTTTAATAACTAAAAACTGTGTGACTATGAAAAGAATTATTGATTTTGTGGTGGCCTTGATGGCTGCAATGGTGATTGGATGCTCATCGGAGAACGACGAGCAGCGAGTAGTGTATGAACCGGCCGAGGTTACGCTGACATTTTCGCCGTGGGTGATGGAGCCGGAAGGGAACGCCGATGCAATCGGCGGGCAAGAGACGAAGCAGGCCACGACGAGGGCGGTGGCGTCGATTGCGGGTGTCGTGTCTCGGTTGGATGTGTGGATATATGAAAGCGGCAATGAGGTGGCGGCCGTTCATCAGGTGGCGACTGATGACGGATTCGGGACGGTGACGGCAACACTGGACAGAACGAAGACGTACACCATCTATGCGGTTGGCCATAATAGTGACGGAGCGGCAACGCTGGCGAACGGGCTTGTGAGTTTTCCGTCTGACATTATACGCGAGTCGATGTTTTATACGGCGGAGTTGTCGCCTGCCTCGTCGTCTTCGCTGTCTTGCCTGATGCAGCGTATAGTAGGAAAGCTGAGGATTGAGACGACGGACAATGTGCCGACGAGTGCAAGTTATGTGACCATAGCAGTGGCTACGGCTGCAACGAAGTGGAGCGTGGCGGGTGTGCCTGGCGAGGCGACGGGGCGCACTGTAAGGATCAATGGAGTGGGGTCGATGGTCGGGCAGACAGTGGCTCTGAACTGCTATCTGTTGTCGACAATGGACGCAGCGACAGAGTTTGACGTGGTGGTGACGGTGTATGATGCCAACGACGGGGTTCTGATGCAGCGGACGTTCGAGGATGTACCTATCAGGAACGGATATAAGACGACATACCGAGGGGCATTCTTTACGGGTGTTATGTCGGCATCGTTTACTGTGGATGACTGGAGCGAGTATGACGTTGTGGAGTTTTAAAATATGACAATATAGAATATTGGTGAAAAAGACGAAGCATAAAAAAGAATGACTATGAAAAAAGCAATTATAATAATGATAATGGCGGTGGCGGTAGTGCTGGCCGGATGTGAGAAGCCAATAGTGACGGACAGCGAGGACGGAAACGTGGTACTCAGGTTCTCGATGACGAACAGCGACGCGACGACCAGGGCTACGATGAGCAACTATTTCTCAAAGCTGAATATCATGCTGTTTGACGATGACGGTGAGCGGGTGTTTGATAAGGTGATTACGCAGACGAAGGATGACGATGACTTTGGTGTTTTGCGGTTGTCGCTGACGGCTGGCACATACTGGGTGGTTGCTGTCGGTCACTCATCAAAGAAAAGCGCAACTATCAAGAGCCCGGAGGTAGTGCAGTTTACGGCCTCGGAGGGTGAGAAATTGACGGACACGTTCTGTGCGTGTGAGCGGATTGAGGTCGGTGGCGAAACGATAGACCGCGAGCTGACGATGTATCGGGTGGGTGCCATGATTCAGTTCTGCCTGAAAGATGAGTCGTTTCCTGTGAATTTCTCGCACTTCAAGATGGATTATACGGGCGGAAGTGCGAATTTTAACCCGACGACGCTGGAGGGTATTACGAAGAGCACGCAGAGTGAGATGAGGACGACGAACGAGATTCAGATTTACCAGGCGTTTACGTTTCCGTATTTAGACGTGGCTGGTAGCATCAAGATGACCTGCACGGCGTTGGATGTGGACGGGCAAACCATCAGGAAGCGTGTGTTTGAGTCAATTCCAGTGACAAGGAACAGGATCACGACGTACACGGGGCCGTTCTTTAAGGATGGTGACGGGGTGTTTACGCAGAGTGACTTTTCGTTCTTGATCCATGCTGATTGGGAGGGGGAGGACTTTTATACGTTTTAGGCCATACGGCGGGCGATTATGAGAGCCCGCCGCTGCCTTTGAAGACGAATGAGCCTTGTATGAGATTGCCGCGAGTGCTGGTGACTTTGGCCTGCTGGCAGATGGCTGTGCCTGACATGAGGGTGGAGCCTGCACGGTTCTTGACGGCGAGGGTGTATGTTTGGCCGATGCGCAGCACTTCGGTGATGTTTGCGACTGCTGGCACGAGGTAGTTGACGGTCACGGACCATTCTTTGCGGCCAGTGATATAGGTGCGCCATGCTCCTGTGCTGGGTGATGCCACTTCGAGGGTTTCGCAGGATGTATTGATCTCGTTCGAACGTTCTGCGCTGTCGGATGTGCCACCGATGACGCTGCCGTTGAAGTATATAAGAAGATTGTTGCCGTTTGTTGCCATAGTTGTTGTTGTTTAATGTTATAGTAATTCACTGTTTTGCAATGTCAGTTCCACCTCGTCATCCCATAAATGGAATGCTTGTGCAATGATTCTCCATTTCTTACTCATGTAGCTGAATAGTCTGACATGTGGGAATGATAGTAGCATACTTAATCTAAACTTAGATGTCAATTCCCTGCGTGGTTGGAAGAGATATGGATAGACGGTTACTTTGCTGAACCTTATAGTAGTACCTAAAAGATGATCGTTTAACCTGTACATTGATATAGGCATTTCTACCTGAGATGATATGGCGGGATTAATCGCTCCTGCATAGCTTGGACTGCTGGTGTCTCCATCCGGACTTATGACGTCACTGTCTGTGGCTGGCTTGTAAAGATATTTTGCGTAGGGCTTGCTGTTCTCTAATACCTCCAGTTGTACGTTGTAGATGAATATAAGGGCTTTCGCCGGCAATGGTGGTAGGTCGCTGTCGTCGGCACCGTGGTTGTATTTGAACGTCACCTGTACATAGTTTTGATTGCTGGTGTCGAGTGCCGTTGTAATGTAATTTTCTGACACGTCACTATTTTGTGCCAACCCTCCTATGAGCCCTAACTTATTTCCTAACATATCATACGATAGGCTGTACTTTTGATTTGTTCGCTTGCGTAGATAGAAACGTAGCCAAAACAGTTCGTGGTTTGTTTCGTATGATCCACTGAGGCTGATCATAAATCCTTCTTTCCCGTTCCACGCGACGCAGTTCTGTCCGATGTTAATTTTGTCATTGCTGTCGAATGTTAGCGGGTTCAGGTTTGTGCTCATTTCCTGACACAACGCCACTGGTACCAAGTTGCACAGACTGAAAATCTCTGCATGGTTTGGGAAAACATCTCCGCTTGGTACAAAACTTGGCGCAATTACCACGCCATTGTTTGTTGCAACGTATGTTCTTGCCAAGCTAAAGTCACGTGTTTCAGGGTCTCCTTCATACGATATTTCGATTCCGGTTTCTGGCATGAGCATACGGATGTTAGCGTCGTTGTCGGATAACGTAAAGAACTGAGTCAAATCAGTTGCAGATGAAGGTATTGCTGAATCTTGTCTATATCCCGCTTCTCCGATGTGTCCTACTGGATACGAGCAATATACGTCTTCATAGTCGAATGCGGTAAAGATAAGAGACGTCGGAGTGTCGTGACATATCCAGCCAAATGCCTTGCATATAGCTTCTATCAGGTAGGAGTGTGATACACCCTTCATGACCTTTGAACTTGCATTTTGACTTTCGCTATGGTGGTAGTCTTCGTTCCACGGAGTGACTACGAGTGTCGATATTTCCATCCATAAACCTACATCGTTCGGGTATCCATAGTTTTTGGGAAGATAGACGTAGCTGTATGTGCTGCCAGATAGCACCACATCAAGCATTTGCCCAAGCGACGCAGAGGAAGGCGGGAGATATAAGGTGTTTGAGAATGTTTTCTTTTCAAACAATCCTAATGGACTGATGACTGGAAACTCCAATATGCGAGGAACTGGAACTTGCTCATTGCTGAAGTCCTGCACCTGGATATATCCATTGAATACTATTGCACCATCGTATGACACTTCAACATAGCGGTCGAAAGTGTTTGTTGGTCGTATGTCGCTCCATAGGTCAAACGTGTCGGTTTCTACTATCCTGATATATCCTGTGCTATATCGAAGTACGCCGTTTAAGAGGTCGCTGTCGTTGTCCTCTTCAAAATAGAACGGGTCAGCAGCTCCTTTTAGTTGTAGCTGCTGTGAACCTGTATATCCGCGTTTATATATGTCGATGCGGCAGCTTGCACCTGCTCTCGACATAAACGGAATCGTCCATAAAATATTTCCTTGAGTCCATGCCATAGTCTTACTTCATTAAGCCCATCCTTCTGAGCATGCTGGTTGTTACTATTTCTCCCTGTCCCGTTCGGCGGAAGTGGTTGTTCACTCCGAGTACAATAGTCTCGCCGTTGGTGTAGGTTGGTGATGAGTACGCGACGCCTTCATTGTTGCCTGCGAGCTGCGAGGCAAGGTTGCCTTGGGCGGCTTTGTTGAGAATTAATTCGCCGGACGATGCCAATATGGGTACGTTATCAGAATAGTTGTTTCCGGGTATGACCATTCCGTTTGCAGCATGTGGAACAATGCCGCCGGTCTTGAAGAACGGGATGAATCCTGTGGTGACGTTGGCCCACATGGCTGTGGTCAATGCGCCAATGGCGATGGTGTTAGCGGTGAGGGCTGATGTTTGGAATACGCTGATGACAGTCTGCACACCTTGGATGACGGCCATTACGCCTTCGATGACTCCCACGAGGTCTTTTATTTCTGACGGCAGCTCGACGCCCATCTTCTCGAGTCCGCCAGCGATGCTGTTCAGTCCGCCGAGGGCTTTCGATGCTTTGTCCATCGTGGTGTCGCCTTCGCGCTTTTTCCTCTTGCCGGTCTTGCTGTCGACGCTATCGCTGATGCCTTTATTGATTGAGTCGCTGAGCAGTTGTGCGTTGCCCAGTTTTTCTAACAACGAGTTGAACAGTTCGCTTCCAACATCAGCCTGTCCAAGTTGGGTTTTCAGATTTTCGATGAGGGCGGTGACGTTTTCCTGATTCAGTGCGAATTGGAATGGGATGGGCGACGTGCCCAGCTTTTGGTCGACTTGCTCAGTGAACGATTTGAGTGCAGAATCGTCGACTTTTAATCCTACTGGGATATTGATATCGCCTTGTTCTGTATTTTCGAAGGTGTTCGTACCTCCGAGACGGGCGACTTCCTTTTCTGCTTCGCGCACTTGCTTAGATGCAGCGGTGTAGTCTTTCATGTTGCCACGTTCCATAGCGTCAGCCTGCTTACGCTGCGCTTCAGCGAGTTTCTTTTGGGCTTGTTCTTGCTCGCGGGCTGCTTTCTGGTTGGCCTTTTCGGTTTCGGTCAGGGTCTTGATTTCGCCGCCGAGGGCCACGAATTTCTGCTTGGCGTCGTCCTTGACGGCTTTGTACTGTGGATCGGCAAAGGTCTGGTAGGCGTCGTCGGCAGCTTCGAACAGGCTTTCGGCTGCACGCTTCTGCACTTTCTTGAATTCGGCCTCGGTAATGGTGCCGGAGTCGAGTTCGGCCTTGGCTTTTTCGAGCGACAGCTCATATTTGTGCTGTGCGTCGGCCATGCGCTTCGCGGCCTTTTCCTGCGGAGTATCGGTGTGGGACTTGTTGCTTGTGTTGAATGCTTTGGCCAGCGTCTTTCGCCATGCGTTGATGGTGTTAGTATCTTTCAGGTCGTCGAAGTGCTTGCCACCGATGACGGCTCCAGTATTTCGGTCGGTTATTTCGACGTAACCGCCAGGGGCTTGCACAACGTGGTCTTTGCCTGGCTGACGTGTAGGAGATGGTATAGGACCGTCGGCAAGGTTGGGGATGCCGGGCTTGAACTTGAAGCCGCCACCATTCAATATTTGCTGAATGCTTGCTGCCGACCGCATGAGTGGACCCAGTACCGTCGTCAGCAAGTCCATGCCTGCGAGCTTAATGGCGTTGAAGCCTTGCTCCCACTGTTCAGCAATTGGCATAGCTTCGTTTCCGAAGTCGACCATTTTATTCTTTGCGTCAGCAGCTGCACGTGCGGCACGGTCTGCGGCTGTTTCCACGTAGTCGCCAGCCTTCGACATTTCCTCGCGGATAATTTCTGCAACGGCCTGCGTCATGGTCTTGCCTTCGTTCATGCGCTTGGTGAGTTCGGCTGCTGATATGCCGAGGTTGTCGAGAATCTGCTTTGACTGACGTCCGAGACCGTTGACGATGGAGTTGACGAGGTAGTCGATGCTTTCGCCGGTGTCCTTGGCTTTCTGCTGTGCAAATGCGAGATAGGTCGCAAGGTCTTCGAGTGGCAGTTTGAAGTTCTCGAACTTTATGGCCTGCTTCATCAGTTCTAATTCGCTGACGGTGCCGTGTGTGGCTTCCTTCAGGGCGTCAAGCAGGGTGGGGTCATCCAGACGGTCGAATGCTATGCGAACGCCCTCGGCTTCGCGTGCCAACTTTACACTTTCATTCAGCGTATCGGCAATCTCCGCGCCTATTTTCGTAATGCCCTGTGCAAGCAGGTTACCACCAGCTACTTGCAACATGCCAGCGAAACCACCCTCTCCGAACAGACCGCTGCTCTTGCTTTTTACGTCGTTTATTGCGTCGCCCAGTCCATAGAGTTCTTGCTTGGCATCCTGAATGCGGCCTTGCAACTGCTGAAGGCTTCCTGCGAGTGCCTTTCCGAAGTCGCTGTTGCGCTGTTCCTCGCTCAGCTTGTTGTATGCTTTAGCTGCATCGTTGAACGAGCCAACGAGGTCCTTCACTCTATCTTTGACGTTGTTGGCCCCGCTTTCGATTTGTCCCAGTGATTGTGCGGCCTTTATAGCCTCTTGCGAGAAACCCGTGAAGCTCTTGCCTGCGTTGCTGGCAACATTCACGACGTTCTTCAACCCCTGCGCTGCGTCGCGGAGTTTCGAGTCGAATTGGGTCGTCTCTAATTTAAATTGGGTGATTACTTCTGCCATATCTTATTTGAATTCGTCTTTTAGTATTTTGTCGATGAGTTTTTGCAAGCGTTCTGCTGACCGTTCGAGTTCTTTTTGCGATGCACCTCCGAACCAGTGGCGTGCGGTTATGCTACCGCGATTACCTCCGAGTTGCTTCTTTTTCCATATTGAGACACCACCCGTTTTAAGTTCACGACCTCCCCAATTTGTGATGGCGCGGTCGCCTGTTCCTTGGTTCAAGAAGCGAAGTATAAAGCCGCGATCTTTTCCCTGATATGACATGAGCTGTTCAGTTCGTTTGCTTCTTGGTTGGCGGTTGCCGCCTCGCTTGGGCAGTCCTTTTCGCTTGGGCTCGTAGAGTCGTCCGGCACCGGCCTTGCGCGATTGCAGGATATTGACCTGTCCACCGAATATTCGCTTGTAGACTGAGAATCGTACAGCGCGATAGGCTTGTCGCGGGTCGCTCTTCATGTCGAGTCCTGACGTGGCGTTCTTGCTGAGTTCGTTGCGGGCTTCCTTCAGTATCTCACGAATGGCACCCCGCAATCGTTTTTCGAATGTGGGATCTGTGGTGCGAAGGCTTTTTAGTTTCTTTTCGAGCTCATCGATGCCTTCAATGGTTACTGCTCCGTTTTTCAATACTGCCATAGATACGAAAAAGTGCGGTTAGTCCGCTATACTAACCGCACCATTGGGCGTAATTGGTTTACTTAGAAGGGCTGTTGCCTATTGTCCGAGTTCGTCGCTGTTGTTGTCGCCGACGTTAGATTCGGCCTCTGCGGCGCGGGCGTTTTCTTCGCGCATCTGTCGCTGGAGTTCTTCTATCTGTTCGTCGGTCAGTTGGCCGGTGGGCAGTGTGTCGTCTTCCCAGGGGAACTTCAGGAGGTCGGAGGGTTTGTAGATGCCCACCTTCTTGATGTCGGCCATTGAGACGCACATGAGGTTGTAGGTCTGCCAGCGTGTGGCACTCCACATGTCGCGCGAGCGGCGGTGGTAGCCTCTGATGATGAGTCGCAGCTGCCAGGCGCGGAGTTCGTAGAGGAATTCGTGGTTGGTGCGGCCTATTTCGCCCACGATGATCTCATAGAGTTCGTGGGCGGAAATCAGTTTTTTGTCTTGTCCTCGTCGTCAGCGTCTTTCTTTTCGGGCTGGTCTTCTTTGGGCAGCACGTCGGGGATGTGCATCCACTGGGTCATGCTTTCGATGACGGCAGTGGCGAGTTGTCCGATTTCTGCACCGCTGGCCTCGGTCATCAGTCGCTCGATGGTAATCTTGGTGTCGGGGTTGGCTGTGATGATTGCGGCCATGTAGAGTGCCAGTGAGTTTTTCTGCTTGTTGAGGGTCTCGATGTTGAAGGCCTCGCCGGTGATTTCCTCATAGGCGATTTCCACGGCCATGTTGAAGCGGATGTCCACTTGCTCGCCGAGGATGGTGATGGTTTGTTTGTTGTCTGTCATAGTGGTTCGGAGTTTTTGATTAAATTACAATGATGGTGTCGGTGTTATGTCATCAGGAGTCAAGTCCTTGATGCCTGTGAACTGTGCTGCCCACGTGGAGTTGTTGCGGTTCTGCGCCACGATTTGCAGGTCGGTGAGTATGGCTTGGCCCCAACAGCGGTTGCCGAGTCCTGCCACAGCGCGGTTGTTGGTGCCGTTGGTGGGTGCAAACATCAGGTAGTAGGTGTTGCCCACGGTAAGTTCTTCGAGGTCGACGGCCCCTGCGTCGGCAGTGTCTTGAACGAGTGCCTCGGTCTGTACGTCCCACGCCAGTCCTGTGACTTCTTTCTGCTCCCAAGCGTTGTCTGTGTCTTTCGTTGAAGACTCGCCGACGACCGCGCTGACGTGCAGCGTGCACGACATGGCGGCGGCTATGCACTTACGGTTCTGTGCGGTGGTGCCGACTAAGATTCGAAGGTTCTGACCTTTTATTGTTGCCATGATTCTTGTTCTTTGTTTGTTTGTGTTTCTGAAAACGACGCCCGCCCTGGTAGGTGGTAGGTCGGGCGTCGCGGGGAAGTATGATAAAGACGCTGAAATTGATGGTCTTTAAGACAATGCGCCGGCTCCTGTGAACTGACATGTGAGTGTCGAGTTCTGTCGGTTGGGTGCATTCAGACTGTAGTCTGTCAGGTAGGCATCGCCGCTCTTCTTGATGGCGGAGTTGTTGCCCGTGCGGTTGTTGGTGCCGCTGGTGGTGTCGAAGGTAAGCGTAACCTTGGTCTTATTGATGATCAGACTGAGCAGGTCCGTAGGCAGTTCGCCGTTCGTGCCGTTGTCGGTCAGCGTCACCAAAGAATCGGTGCTGGCGTCCCATGACAAACCAACTACTTCGTTGTTTGCCCAGTCGTTGGCGTCGTCTTTGGTCGACGAGTCCTCAGTCTGAGCTGCCACGTGAATGGTACAGCTGGTGGCCATTGCTATGCACTTGCCGCCAACCATGACGCGAAGGTTTTGTCCTTTGATAGTACCCATAGCTGTGTATTACGGATTAGTGTCGCACACGTATTGCAGCACCTGCCAGTAGCAGGGCTTGTCAGGGTCATACTGAATGCCCGATGCCGTGAAGTCGTACTCGTCCGGCACGTACTGGTAGTCGTCCCATGCGTGACTCTCGGTGTCTTCGAAATACTCGATGATGGTCTGGCGGACGCTTTCGGTGATCTCGCCCAGCGCGTCGCGGCTTTCGGCTGCAATCTCGATGGATATGGTCACCTTGTCGTTGTCGCCCTCGAAGCTGTTGTCCTTCGTGAAGCCCTCGTTCTGTAGCCCGTCGAAACTGATAATCAGGTATGGCAGCGGCTCGTTCGCAAGGTCGTCGTCGGGCACGGGAATGGCCGTCGAGTATATCCGACCGCCCACCGTTGCCGTCAGCTCGGCATTGGAGCGAAGCGCGTTGTAGAAGACTTTATCAGTGATGAGTGACATGTTGGTGCAATACTATTGTGCAACGTGTTTACTTTTTGTTTCGTTTCGCAGTCATCCCGCTTCCTTTTGGGAAGCCGGCGGGCGGTCAGCCTGTTGCCGTTTGCATCGGAGCCGCCCGTCGGCATGAACTACTATGACAGTCAGTTCTGGTTATCCCGAAAGTAGCGAGAGAGAATAGAGAGTTTAGTGAGTCGTGGGCTCTTCGACGAGCTTGATGAGCTTGAAGGCCTGTGGCGTACCGTTGCCGCCGTTGACCTTACCTGACAACTCAACAAGGCTGTAGTCAACTGACATGCCCAAGCCAATCACATTACGATCAAAGTTTTCCTGACTTGTTCCGTCCACGTTGAAGGCAATGCCGTCAGCATAGACCTGCTCGTTCAGGTAGCCGAAGTGACCGATACCGATGTAACGGTAGGTAGCGTCCTTGGTGGCCACGCCGTTGCTGGCAATAGCGTAGTCGATGTAAGGAGATACCTTGTAGCGATAGCCTACGCACTGGCCGTCCTGTATGACGGTGCGCTCGCCCACGCTGTTAGGAATCAGCTTGGTGAACTTCAGGTCAACCTCGGTGGTCTTGTCCATGATGATTTCTGGGTCGCCCTCGAAGCCGAGGTCGTACATCTTGGCAATCTCCTTGGCGAGGTTCTTACCGATGTTGTCGTCGAGCGTCAGCTCAACAACCTCCACCTGTGCGAACGGGCTCTGGAGCTTGTCGTACTCACCGTGAGCATAGACGTGCAGAGCACGGAACATTGCCCAACCCTTCTGGAACTTGTAGGTCAAGAAGGCGATGATGTCGAATGCGGCCTGAGCGACAGCACGACGGCTGACGGGAACCGATGCGGCAACACGCTGTGGAGCGGTCTTGATGTTGGCGAAGTCGAGAGACTGCTCAGCCACCTTCGATACCTCACCCTCGACGGTGAACTTCACGTCGTTGATGCTGTAAGGGATGACCTGAGTGCCAGTCACACCAGTCAACATCTTCAGGTCGTCTGGCAACTCAATGCCTGCAACCTTGGTGTCAATGATGGGCTGAATCTCTACAGGAATCAAACCACCAGCTTCGAGGTTGGCGTAGTTGTTCTGGTCGCCGCCGCTGGTGATAGCATTAGCGAGGATGGTGGTGGCGTTGGCTGCACGCTTGTTGGTGTAGCAGTCGTTGATCATCTCGCGCAGCTTGGCACCTACGTCCTCACGCTCGCGGATGTTCTCCAGCTCCTTACCACTGGCCAGAGCCTTGGCACGGGCTGACAGACCTGCTGACTCACGAACCAGTGCATCGTACTCCATATCCTGGGCACGCTGCTCAGCCATCAGCTTCTCACGCTCTTCCTTCTGCTCATCAGAAGTCATGGTGCGAATTTGAGCCTCACGCACGTTGGTCTTCTCGTCCATCTCATCCATCTTGGCCATGATTTCGGCCTGACGCTTCTGGATGTCTGATTTTGTCATCTTTGTCATGATCAAAAACTTTTATTGGTTAATAACTAAGTGATTCGAGTATATCGTCGTTCAGCATGCGGGCCTTGGCACGCATCATCATCGCACGGCTTTCGCGGAATCGCTGCGCCTGTTCTTCCAGTTCGCGCTCTTCCTCTTCGGCTTTCTTCTTGGCTTCTTCCTCTTCCTTGGCTTTCGCCTCGGCAGCGGCCTTTTCCTCAGCCTCCTTCTTCTCACGGGCTGCTTTCTCCTCGTCGGTCTCACCGCCACAAGCGCGAAGGTGCTTATCAAGGAACTCGTCAACCTCGCGGGCCTCGATGGTGGTCTGCTCGTAGGCAGGGTGTCCGGCAATGGTCACATCGTACAGTCCTGTGACCTTCTTCACGTGGCGCAGCCATACCTCTTTGCCGTCGGCTGTCTGCTCTGCTGTGCGCTCGTAGCTCACGCCGTTCTCGTTGTCCTCCTCGTCGGCGGTGAAGGCGAACGACATACCCGTGATGTCGCCACGCTTGATGGCACTCAGCAGTTCGTCGGCTGTTGCAGTCTCGGCCAAGGTGCAGCGGATTTTCAGACCGCGCTGGTCGATTTCAAGAGAGAGCGTGCCTTTGCCCTGACGCCAACGACCCAGTATCATCTGGTTGTTGTGGAAGGCGGTCAGCACTACGTCTGAGCGATTGAGCAAGTCTGCCGTAAGACAGCCAGGCTCCATGATTTCGTAAACCTCGCGGGTGGATGACCACGGAGTGAGGT